CTGCTTGTCCTTACCGCGGACCTTCTGGGCCACTAGCTCACCATCACGGCGGTAGTTGGCGACCTGTACAGGGCCACCCTTGGAGGACGCTACGTGATACCCATACTTGCGGCAGGTATCCTCAGTGAGACGTCGGGAGGTGAGAGACTTGAACTCACCACGAAGGAAGTCAGGCGATGCTTGGTTGTCCATAGTAGTGCTGCTGCGCTCCTTTCGTGATGCTGGTTCGTTATTGTTGGTCTTGTGGGTGGTCTTGCAGGAGAAGCAGTGGGTGCCTCCGTCGGAGTACACAGCTTTGGCGTCGCTACTGCCGCAGTCGTCACAGTGCTCTTTGAAGAGGTAGTGGGACTCGTCACTCGAGTGGTCTGAGCGGTTCATTGGCGAGGTCCTCCGTCAGTTGAAACAGGGGTTCGTATCCCCCCTGAGAACTGAAATGCTCGGGAGCCGCGGTGAACTCGGCGTGGGGATAGGTGATCTTGAGTTGACGTGAAAGGGACCGAAGGTGGTCCTTGGTCAGGGGATCGAGGGTGTCGGGATGCTTACCGTCCCAGCCCAGAATGCAGATGGCCACGGAGGTCTTATCGAGGCTACCGAGGTGTGCTCCTACGGTTGCAGGGTGACGTGTCTCGGTGACTCCTGAGCGACTAACGCAATAGTGGAATCCGCATTGAAGGTAGCCCTTCCTGCGAAACCACTGATCCATTGCCTTTGGGTCTGAGGGGGTGAGACGAGAGTGCAGCACAATGGCGTTCGTCTCGTCTCGGTCGCGTGTCCACTTCCTCAGATACAGTTGAGGGTACATAGTGGCCTACTCGTCCAGCCAGTCCTGAGGTATCACCTCGTTCGGATCGAACTTGGCGTACATAAAGCCGTTCTTCTCACACCATGCGGCGTAAGTGGTCTTGGACTGCTTGCTGATTCTGTTGTTTGGGTTGGAGAACACGAAGCGGATATCGAGGCCAGGATTGGAGTCTCGTACCATCAGATGCTTCTGCCTGTCTGAGGTCACGAAGCGTCCTTTGCTTTCGATGTAGATGGTCTTGCCGGATCGTGTGGTGATCACGAAGTCAGGGGTGTAGGTTCGTTCTTTGGCAGGCTGGGTGTACCGAAGTTTCTCCTGTTCGAACTCAAAGAAAACGCCCGAGGCCGTTAAGCCCCGAGCGATCTTTTCTTCCAAACCGGATCGGTAACCTTCCGCCAGCGCCCGTTTTCGTGTGGCTGACGAACGTACCTTAGAAGTCAAAGTTATCCTCGTCCTCGTCTGGTGTATCCTCAGCGTCATCGAATGCTACAGAGGATTCTTCTTCGCCAACGTAACCACCTTCAACTTCACCGAAGCCGAACTCGGAGGCATCAGTGCCGCCCGAAGGACCTACGAGGTTGATGATCTGTACTGCGAGTGGCTGGAGGGATACGCCCTTCTTGTCGCCTGCGGTCCAGCAGTAGACTTCTGCACCTACAACGTACTCAGTGCCGCCCCACACTTGGACGTCGATGAGCTTGCCCGTGGCATCAAACATCTGAGGCCGACGGTCCCAGAGTTTACCCGCCTTGGTAATGCGGTTCTTGACCTTACACTTGAAGATCACGTTTCCAGTGCGGTCACCGTTGTCGTCTTCTTCGAGGGAGTACAGGTTCTCACCGTTACCCTTGAGGGCTTTCCCGGTGTGCGCCTTGAAGGCTTCTTTGAGTTGGTCAATGATCGGCTGCGCTTCCTCAACAGGAACACGCACGTCCGCTTTGTACTGACCTTCATCCACGAACTTCTTGTCTGGCGTGTTAAGGGCGGGGTACACCGCGATGCCGCGAATGTTAATGCGCTGTGCTTTTGCTGCCATGTGAGATATCTCCTTTCTGGCTGTTTCGGTTTGGGTGGGCGTATGGCTGTTAATAAATTCAGAGGGGGTAGTACCCCGCAGAGGGAACATTCTATGAAAAGAAATATTCCGAGTTCAGGGTTTCCCGAATGTCCAAGCTGCCCATAGTAGGGCGCGGTGGAAACACGGCGTCTGGACCAGCGATTTCACGCATGGCCAGTTCGTACTCGGCCAGAGGGTCACACTCTTCGTAGAGCTTCACGAACTCTTCACGGATCACCGTGTTGAACTCATAGAAGTCTCGAGTACCCACGGCGAAGCTGTCGTGGATCATGGCGAACTCAGGGGAAGTTCCCCGTACAGCACATATTCTGGTCCAACGGCGTACCACTGCACGGAGCTGAGCAGCATCGAGAGAGTGTACGAAGTTAGGCGCACAGGAGTTCTTGTGCTGCTTAGGGTCCTCCACGTCGGTCCACTGCCGGGTACGCAGGGACGTGTGGTCCATGCCTGCCTTCTCGAGTGCCTTAGCGCCACGGCTCTTGTAGTCGTAGATGTAAAGCTGGGGTTGGATGAAGCGTTCCTTAGGTCGGTTGGTGCGACCTACGAAACCATCAGGGGTATCCCACTGGAGAGGGACGTTGGGGTTAGCCCTGACGGCAATCACGGATACCTCTTGGAGCCACTTCATGACCTCGAGGCCCTTTACGATCACCTCAGGGATGGAGTCCCAAAGGATCTTCGCCATGAACGTAGAGAACTTCACGAACTGCTCATGAGGTGCGCCCTCTTTCTTCATACGGTCGTGGTAGTATTCACGGACGTAGCGACGGCAGGAGTCTTCCTGTGCCGCGTAGGGTACCGTCATGACTGGACGCTTGGTGAGCTTGCGGTCGAAGCCGAACTCGAGCGCCGCCTTGGCGAACTCTTGAGCCTTCTCCACGTCCGCGTAGGCACCTAGGTCACCCCGAGCGCACTCTTCGAGCTTCCGACGGAATGGACCTTCGGCCACTGCTGCGTAGATGTCGAAGCGTTCATCCTCAGAGGTGAGGTTCACCATCTTGCCACCCACTTCATCACGAGAGAGCGCTGAGAGACCTTGGAGGCCACTACAGGTGGCGTCTACGGCTACAGGCATGCGGGAGATGAAGCCCACGCCCTGTTCCGCGTACTCGGCCAACTCGATGCAACCAGCTAGGAACGCTGCTGGCTCCTCCGCGTCCGTCCATAGTAGGTGGGACTGAGGGTCCTGACCTACAGCGATCAACTCTGCGAGGTTATCCTTGGTCCACTGGATACGTTCAGCGATGGGCAGCTTGTCGTGGCCCATAGCGTTTGCCACTGCGAAGCGGATACCATCCATGTCACTGTCTTTCTCGATCACCTGGCCCTTAGCGAAGTGCATCAGGTGCTTCGTCCAGTCTGACCCTTGAGGGGACAGGTTGGAGGTGATGGGGTAGGCACGACCACGGCTGTCGAGATCCCAAGCGAAGTAGAATGCTTCCTCTTGAGCAAACATTTCGGCAGCTTCAAGCAGCGTAAGGTACTGCAAGCGCACCGACTTCATGGAGCGTTCTTCCTCGTGGTGCTGGAAGAGGATCTTCTTACATTCCTGCTTGTTCGCCTCCCAATACTCTTCGTCCCACCGCGGGGCCTCTGGGATATCCGCTCGAGCAAAGCCGGATACCAACTGCTCCTTGTGGTTGAACAGCCACTTGAACACAGAGAGCACCTTATGGTTGATCTTCCATCCGGTGTTCTGCATGGCGTTTACCGCTGAGGTAACCTGACCGATCTTGGCGGTGTTCTGTACCTCAATGGAGTAGAGCTTCCGCGTCTTCTTCACGAGAGGGTAGTTGCGAATGTAGGTGGAGTAGAAGCCACCCATGGCGAGGTTAGAGGTGGACCACTCTACAGGAGGCACCAACAGGGGCATCGCTGCGAAGGACACCGAGGCTACACTCATGATCTTCTCATCGAGCAGTTGCTGTAGTTCAGCACCGATATGGACGTAGATGTAAGACTTGCGGCCATCGTAGGTCGGGTTGGAGAACTCGATCACACCGGGGCATGCCTGCATGAGGATCTGCATCAGGGCCACGCCTGCTGCGATCACGTTACCTGAGTTCTCGAAGCCTGGCGGGGTGTAGGATACCTCACGAGACGCCATAATGGCCTTCACGTCAGTCTTGATCTGCTTGATGCTCATCTGTTTACGTTGAGCCTTCTGCATGTAATCCTTAATGGCTAGCGGGGTTTGCTGCTGGAACTCGCGGGTGGTGATCTCGGTCTTGATGTTGTCCATCACGAAACGAGCTACCTGCTGCTGCTCTGAGCGGTCACCCCGAGCTACCATTGAGAGGATCGACCGGAGAGCGATGAGAGCCACGTCAGCAGCATCTACGTGACCATTGCGATCTAGGAGGTTCTTCCACGCTGCACGAGCGCCGCGGCCACTCCGCTCAAGTTGCCACTCAAGGGCCTCACGGAATGGTCCATAGTATGCTTCTACAGCACAGCGGCCAGTGGAGTGTTCGTGGATACGTCCCTTGCTGGCCATTTCCTGAGCATTGCGAGTGAACTTAATCTCACCACGCTCATTCGACCATCGCTCGAGTTCAACCTGACGAGACATGAGGTCTTCACCGTAGCGCTCTACTGCTGCTGCGTAGACGTCAGGATCTTTGAGCTTAGAGAGATCAACTGAGTAGGTCATTCGTGTTCCTCCTAGGGATATCTGAAAGGGGACTGGGCGTATGGCTGTTAATTAATTGCCATTGGCCCTTATTGAGGGATTAACCCCGACCAAGCATTGAACTTGTTTGGGGCTACCCGCTGATATCTATAGGAAATCTCTCGCCTATCTGGCGCTATATGCTGTTGAGGGAACGATATCCCAACAAGTCAACACTTGATTTCCTGAGTTTACCAACGAGAAAAGCTAATGATTACAGAGGGTTGCGCGAGTTCACCAATGGATTCTCACTAATATTAGTGAACTCACTAATGGAGAACATCAGTCCAACAGATCGTGAACCTCGTCCATCCAGTCGGGATGTAGGTGCATATACCTGCGGGTCATAGAGATATCTGCGTGGCCCATGAGTTCCTGTAGCTTCACGATGTCCACGCCCTTCTGAGCTAGGCGAGAAGCAAAGGAGTGACGCAGGGTGTGCGGGGTTACCGTTGGGATGAACCCGCAGCGAACACTGGCCACCTTCATGGCGTAGGCGAGGCTCTGGTAGTTGATGTTGAACACCGGGCCTTCACCTTTAGGGACGGCGCTGAGAGCCTGCTGAGCGGTCTCTGATAGCGGGACGTATCTCAGCTTAACTCCCTTGCCTAACACCCGTACACGGCCATCCTCGAGGTCTCTGTGGGTGATCGTGAGGGCTTCGGTGATACGCAAGCCTGTCGCATTGATAAAGCGCACTAGGGGTCCGTATCGTTTGGGCATCTGGTGTACCAGTTGATCCACCTCGTCCATAGTACACCATTCGAATTTAGTGCGCTCTCGCTTGAGAGTAGGAGGCACGTCGATAGGCTTCTCGATGTAACCCCACTTGTGACAGTACTCGCTTAGCTTGCGGAAGTACTGGTTGAAGCTATTGACGTAGCTCGCACTGCGCCCTTGATCCATGAGGTCCGCAAGGAAACGCGAGACGTTCTCCGAGGTGAGAACTGTGCTGATAGGGGACTGTTTGCCCCAAAGAACCATGAGACGGTTGAGCGTACCCCGAGCAGTGCCGTAGGTCGCCTTGGTCTTGTACCGATAGAACTCATCCAGCAGCCGACGCACGACTGATTCTAGCGTTCTGTCCATAGTAGGACCAAGGGCATCCGGTAGCTCTCTACCTTCGGCACGTGCAGCTAGGGCTAGTTCTTCCCACGCTTGCGCCTGGCCCAGAGATGGGAACGTCTTAGTGCGTCCTTTGCCAGTCACGGGGCAGACGATGCGCTTAGTCGTGTAGGTGTTGTTCTGGTTCAGGTAAGCCATAGGTAGCCTCGTAAAGTTTATCGCAGAAGTTGTGTCCACGTGGGGTCAACTCCATCATCTTACGTCGGTGGTCCATCGGATCGGGGTACGACCGAATAAACTTTTCACCATCTGGACGTGTGCCATCAGGGCGTAGCCACTGCTGGTCCATCCAATAGCTCACGTTGCGTGATACTGCGCTGGAGCTGATGTCTGTTAGCGCAAGGTACTCGCGGAGGTCTTGCACTGAGTTGATGCCTTTGTCTGAGGCGAACGCAAGGAACGTCTCAAGGCGAGTGATGGTCATGAACGGGTCAATCTCAGCGACCAACTTAATGGCCCTGTGGAGTTTTCTAAGGTCTAATCGGGTTGCCATGGTGCATATCCTTTCATGAGACGGCGTTGGTTCTTTTTTAGATAATGTTTAGCTCTAGTGGTTAAATCCCCATTTAGCACTAGATACCTCCTACGGTTATTTTCGTTTTACAGGTTTGGATGAAATTAGTCCAGCGAGCATAAGGTGCGCTGCGACACTTAAACCCACGTAGGCCCAATGATCCTTTCCCTTAGAGAAGGGGGCTAGGATTGCCACCAGCGTGAGCCACCCCAAGGGTGACACACACAGGAGAACAATAAGGTTTCGAGCGAGACGCTTAAGGAACAATGAGCCAATCCTCTGCGTCGATCAGGGACATACTGACGTGAGCCTTGCGCCATTCCCCGTTGTACTCATCGAGCCACTCGAGGGTGTCTCCGGTGATACGGTGCGCCATACCATCGAGAAGGCAGCGGCGTCCGCTTTCCATGAGGCGACGGGCTTCGTCCCATCCCATATACTGCGGAGGGGTGGACGCTAGTTGTGCGTTAGGGTTTCCGGTTTCCTCAGCGATGCCGCCGACGCAGACTCCTTCATCGTGGTAGTAGCGCAGACGTTCAGCCAGTTCACGGCGACGGATGCGGCGACAAGGGTTCATCATAGGGTCGTCGTGTACGGTCTTGTCGATCAGGTTGGCAGCGTAGAGGAGGTCGCCAAGGATGGCGCGGTTGTCTGGGATGGTGGAGCGATTGTCCATAGTAGTGTATATTCCTTTGCGGATTGTTCTCCATCGAGGGAGTGATACGGCGAATTAAAAAGGATAGTCAAGTGTTAAACCTGCGGCGATGTCCTGTTCCACCCAAGCGAGGGACCGCTCGAGTGCATCGAGGCGACCAGCGTCCATCGCATATGGATCATGGTCAAAGATATCATCGCGCAGTTGTTGGCGCAGGTCGGTGAGCTTGGGCCACGTTGCGGTGTCCCATACGTTAACTGTGTCACTAGGCATCGGCTGCGTTCTCCTTAGTACTTGATGCGGCGCTGCACTTCATGGCTCAGCGCTTCAATCAATTGGCGCACGTCATGGGCTGCATCGGCATACATTTCACGGTCTTCTGGGTCGTCTTCTGTACGCTCGTAGCTGTCTAGCATCTCGCTAAACCAATCGAGATACTTAGCGGAATCATCGAGCATCTTTGTGTAGGCATCATAAACTTTGCGGTGCTCTTCGGGGCAATACTTCTTCGTCATGTCGGGTTACTCCTTAGGTGTTAGAGGCAAGCGAGAGCGGTCAGGCCCACGCTGCTGATGAATACGATTGCGGCGGTTACCGCGAAGTGAAAGGCCTGGTCGGTACTCATGCTGCTTCCTCCTCCACGCTGTCGATGGCGGCCAGTAGCTCGATCTGAGATGCTTCGAGGTCCCGTAGGATCACTAAGGCGTCTTCAATGGTCGCATAGTTATGATCGAAGTTTTCTGCCGCCTCCTCTACTAGCCTTTTGCCTTCTAGGGCTTGCAGTTGGATACACGTTACCGCGTTCCGTGCGGCATCAATTGAAATGGTTACGGTCTTCATTATGCTGCTACTCCTTGGGTGCGGCGATTGCGGATCTTGTAGGCAAGGGAACGCTCGCGACGGCTGGCGTTCTTGCGCTTGGTGATGGCGTGGGTGATGCTCGTGCCGTCCATAGTAGTGAGCACTCGGGCGAGCTTAGCGTTAGCAATGCGTTGGGTCTTCATGAGGGTAATACTCCTTTGAGGGATTGATTAGGCAGACTGCACGTTGGCGAGATAGACAGCCTTGGCGAAGCCTCGAGGGGTAGCGCTTCGGATGTTCTTAGTTCGCATGGACTTGCCGCCTAGCTTGGCGTGTAGTGGCGTGGTCTCGCCTGCCCCTGCTGTTTCCGGTTCAACGGGCATAGGCGTGGGCATCTTGAAGCCACCGCCAGACCACAGACATGTCTTCTTTGTGTACGCGTCACGCGCTGGGATGACATCAGGGTAAAGCGGATGCTCATACTCAGACGGCGAGAGATAGCCTCCGTAGTCGCATGGGTTGAACGTGTGATCCGGCTTGCGCCACAGCGTAGACAGGACAGAAACAGGGTTCTCAGCGAACCAAGGGACTTGCTTGCCGTGGTCTTTGAGCATCCACGCAGCGATTAACTTGGCGGTTGACGCTAAGAGAGCAGCGTTAACTTGGAAGTTAGGATCACGCTCAGCCTTGGCCTTGAAGTGCCGCGCACCGCTTACCGCTAGGTCAGTGCATGGCGGGAAAGAAAAGATGATGTCAGGCTGGACCCAATTAGCGAGATACTTGACGTCATCAGCGTCGCTTAGGTCTATATTCACGGCAATGATAGCGCCGCCCGTTTCTGGGAATGTCTCAACAATCCCCTCGTTCTCATGCTGTGTATCCACGATGAAACAGATGTGACCTGCTTCTGCCCAAGGGCGCACCATGTTGCCAGTGAGATCAAAGAGAGAAAGTACTTTTTGCATTGGGTTTACTCCAAGTCTAAGGGTTCAGCGCGGCCTGGCCGTCTTTGTCCATAGTAGTTTAATGCTAGAGAGGGATTAATTAGTGCAAGCCATAGCTCACGTTAGTGACGTCACGAGACCAACAGGCACGGCACTCGCCACAGTGACCAAAGTCATAGGGCTTTTTACCGTCACGGTTTAGGGACGCGTAGTGCTCGTCAGACAGTACCTCAAAGCTACCATCAGTCGCTTGGTGTGTACGGTAGGCCGGGCATTCATGGCCGTGCGGCGTTGATGATTTACGGTGCACCGTGGACGTGTGAGCATGCGATGCAATAGGTGCGTCATCAATCATGGTGGATGATACGCGGATGATTAGGTTTGCAGGCACATAACCGCCAGCGTCACGGTAGGTCTTAACAATCTTAGCCTCACGCGTGGGCAGCCAGTGCTTAATGCCGGGCGTCATGACAGCAACCTCGCAGATTGCTGAGAGCATTTCGATAGACTGCAGGTCGCCGCTGTCAAACCAGCGATGATAGGGTGCACCTGTCTTGATTGCGAAGTGCTCAATCTGCTTGACCATTGCCGCGACCCACATTTCAGGGTTATCAGCGATTGCCTGCGTGGAAAGCTCAAGGTTTGAAGTCCACCCCTGATCTACGCTAGGGCGCATCTTTTGTAGCTTGAGCGCGTAACACTTGTGGCATGTGCTACCCTCAATCTTGGCAAGCTTAGCGCCAACCTTGCAGTGCTTCGCTGAGATAGCGAAAGAGCTACCGGGCATCTTAGAGTTACGAGCGCTTACTTGGCCAGCGTGACGACGTGCAGCAGCGAGAGAACTAAATTGAATAAGGGCGTCCATAGTATCACCTATTGGTTGAAGGTTTACAGAGAGTCACGCGCCTAGTTTGTCCTGGGAGATAGAGACAAAAGGGCGGCGACCCTGTGTAAACCCTCAGCGTTCTACTGAGGGTCTTGTGCTAAAGCGGGCGTATTAGTACCCAAGCCAAAGCAAGAGCGACTGCGTGTTGACTTCGATTGCGCCGATAGTGCCGCGCGTCTTTACCTCATCGTGCGCCTCGCATGCTAACTCAGTTTCGAGACCGTGCTCTTTGGCGATCTTGTAAGCCTTTGCCCACGTGATCCACGGGTACTCTTGTGCAAACTCTTGGCTATCCATGTCGGTGTGTCCCTGTGTTGCTGGGTTGCTGTGTTTGTTGTTTCGATGATTGGAAGATGACATTCCCTGTTGAGGATGTAAACCCATTGAAGGAACTTTTTTTGAAAAAAGATGATAACCCACTGAAACTAATGGAAACTTAGTGGGTACTTTTATTTCTACCATTAGCCAAAAAGGATAGTATCCGCTATCGCAGAAGGAATAACCCGCTGGTTGTCTTTATATATACTAAGGGGCTAGGTTGTATGAGTGGCTCGGTGTGCAACCTTGAGTGATGCTTTGAGTTTTGCATGGGATGCACAGTGAGTTTTGCTCTGGGTGCAAAGATCGCAATATGGTGGGCCGCCTCGTGTACGTGTGCAGAATACTCACACTCATTAACGAGTGAAAGCCAGGATGAATGCAACCAATAGGCTGCCCAATGAGCCTAGACTTATTAGCAGTACCCAATAAACCTAGAGAAAACAGAGGGTTAACCCAGCTTATACCAATATATCATTGGTCAAGCCGAGGCCACCTATACTAAAACGATAGGAAAACTCCGAGATTTCTACCAGGGGGCTATGGGGAAACTTCTGCGTATATACGTATAGATTACTTACTCAGATTTTTCTCCCAAAAACCTCCACGGGTTCACTCCAAGTTACCTCCGAGTTACCTCCCGTGGTATAACTTAGGATATGGGGGGCATGGTAGCCCCCTCTCACCAAGGTTACCCTTAGGGTTAATCCGTAGGAAAACCTATCGTGTTCCCCTAGGTACATCCCCCACAGTTAACTCAGAGTGTAACTCTAAGTGTAACACTTAGTGTATATAACTATATGTTTAACCGGGGGGATCTTTTCATATGGCTGTTAATTAACGCCAAGGCTAGCGTAGCTACCGCCACGTACCTCCCCAAGGGGTAGACTGAGGTTGGTTTACTACGTCCTTCCATCCCCATGCCTCGTGGATCTTATCCATCTCTTCCATGAGTGCTTCTTCATGAGCATCTTGGATACCTTGGAGTTCATCCTTAGCCATACTCTCTGACCAGTATGCTACTGCCATTGCGAGAGCATCGAGCCGGTCATCATGTCTGAGACACCCTTTGTCTCTCGTTAGGCGAGACATCTGGTAGATCAGGGACTTCGATGATCGTACCTCAGACTCATACTTCTGGATGCTCTTGTAGTCATCCTGGATGACCTGAGGGTCTATCACTAGCTTGTGGGAGTTCATCACTGGTTCGAGGGTATCAGCGATCCTACGTTCCTTCTGAGTTGAACTACGGACTTCCTCGAGACCACAATGGTGAATCTTTCGGAGTACCGGGAGGAATATCTCGTTGAACATACCGTCACCGAAGTTACTCTCCACGACAATCTCAGAGACCTTGTACTTAGCTGCCAGCATAGCCAGTGGCTTGAGTACAGTCTCACGGTCATAGCCGCCTTGGAAGCCACCACAGGCCAGTACGAACTGATAGCCATTGAGTTGAGCTACGATAGCGTAGCCAGTCTCATCCTTACCTCGACCACTAGGGTCAATGGACATGACGATACCTTCGTACTCCATGGTGATATCATGGGCAGCTTGGGGCCAGTAGAAGTAGTCCCCGTTCATAGCCATGTTAGGAGTGTCTCCACTGAGCCTACGGTCAGGGTGAGGCATCCAAGTGAACCCCATCGGTGCCTTAGAGCTATCCAAGGGTGTCACCAGTAGGTCAGCCATCTTGAGAGGATAGCGTTCCTCATCAGATAGACTGGTGTTGAGCATGAACTGTAGCTGGTAGCCTGCTCGACCGTATTCGGCCTTACGTGCTCTCAGGTCTTCCTCATTGAATCGCTGAGGGTCTACAGGTTCCCCTGTCTTGAGATCCAAGGTGAAGACGATAGGGGCGAGGGTATCCCCATACTTCGGGAGGTCCTCGTCCTTAGGCATCTCAGCAGGCCAGATCGTGACAGTGTACCCACGCTCAGGGAGCTTGTTGTACAGAGAGTCCTCTGTCTGGGGAGTACCAAGGTAGATGATCCGAGGGACCATGCGTTTCTCTTCGGGGCCAGGATCAGGCTTGAGGATAGCCGAGAACTCCTTCACGGCCTCCGAGAGTTTATCTCGAGCTACCTGCGTGTCACTGTTGTTAGCAACCTCCACGTCATCGGCAATGATGATATCGGCACGGCTACCAGTGATCTGACCAGTGATACCTACGGACTTAACCGAAGGAGAGTGGTCAGGCTTGGCAGGGCCTACATCAAAGGAGATCGCAGAGTTACGCTGGTGCTTCTGAGGGATGAGGTGGCGGCAGAACTCAAGTTCACTGATGATACGCTTCACGAACACCGAGAAGGCATCAGCACGTTCCTTGGATGCAGAGACCACCATGATCTTGAGGTCAGGGTCTCGCAGTAGCAGCCACACTACATAGGCCGACGTAAGCCAGCTCTTGCCTACACCTCGGAAAGCCGAGATCATCCCTCGAGAGGGACCGTGTTGCAAGAACTGAGCAATGTCGTATTGGATTCTGGTTGGGTCAGGAAGGCCGAGGTGTTTCCACAGGACGAAGACGAACAGTCGGAAGTCGTTCTTCACAGCGGTAAGACGGTCCTCGGCTCCCTGTTGTTCAATCATGATCTTCTTCATCTAGTGGTAGGAACCTTCCGTGTCATCGAAGTCGTCACCGGGTTTACTGTCGTCGAACGTGGGGAGAGACAGGGTAGCCAACTCACCCATGTCAGGGTTATCAGCGATGGATGCTTCGATGCGGTTGTCTTTGAGGAACTGACGTACTTGGCCTAGATCGGCAGCAGTGACGTCATCAGATTGTAGTCGTTTCTTGAGAAACCTAGCGAACTCACCGTGGAGTTCACTGAGTTCCTGCTCAGTAGCTTTAGACATGGTATTAGAATGCCTCCATACGGCCTCAGGAAGCCCACTGACGGGCTTTGGCCTATTTCTGGTATAACGAGAGGGGGAGACCCCCAGAGGCTCTGTACGGGCTTCTGAGGGCTTCCTGTTAAGGTGCGTCGGTTACGATCCGAGACGCTGCCGAGTTATACATCACGAAGTGTGCAGTCCCGACGTTATCCTGAATGGTAGGGAAGGTGTCCCCATCGCCCATACGCCACCAGTGGTCAGGCGAGGTTGTCAGCAGGGCGAGGTCATGCGTTGCCCCAGAGTTGTAGATGTCAGAGATATTCCCAGACTGATCTGAACCCCAGATGGCAACCTCATCGACCCGAGCGTCCCGCAGGTAGTTACCAGACGCGAACCGACCGATCCGCAGGTTGTCTGGGTCGATACCGCCAGTGTACCCGTAGTTTGAGTGGCTGTTCGAGGTACTTTGCTGGACACCATCAACGAAGATTTTGAAGCGGCTGTAGTAGCTGTTCATATCCGCCGAAGACGAACCTGTAGTGCCACCATCGTAGGTCAGTAGGATGTGTTGCCACGTATTCGCAGTGATACTACCGTCAGGCGTTTGGAACTGAAGGTAGTTGTTGTTCGACCCATAGCGCAGACGTACCCGCTTCCCGCCGGACCCGGAGTTATGTCGGAGTTCAAGGAAGCCACTGTTGGTAACATCATTGTCCCCGAAGTAGAAGACGGTCTGGCCGGTGTTATCGGTCGGGGCTTTAAACCAAAGACTGATCGACCAAGCGTCCCCCGACCCGGAGCCGTTTGAGGCGCGGCCAAGGATTGGATCAAGCAGGGAAGCGTTAGCACCCATGTACTCTTGGTTGTGTAGGTTTACACTTTTGGTGTTGGAGTACGGAGGCGCAGACACCACGAGGTTGATGGTCTCGCTGTCCTCACCGAAGTAGTTCACGGCCTTAGCGGTGATGGGGTAAGTCCCCACGGCCAGCCCAGAGCCACCCACGAGTTTCCGCACGTTACCATCTACAGTGACCACACCGGATGGCAGACCGGACCACTCGTAGCCGACACCGTTGGTGGCGGTCAGTTCGTAGTTCAGGGTGTCACCCGCAGTGAGGTTTACAGTGGTAGCAGAGGTGATCACAGGGGCAGAACCACCGGAGCCACCGGAAGCCGCAAACACAGCGTTCAGGGCGTTACACGTCCCCAAGCAGGTGTCCGACCAAGGATCTCCGTTCTGGTCCACGAAGTCGCCGTAGGGTATGCCAGAGAAAATCTCCACGTTCTTGGACAGGTCTAGTACACTAAGCACCTGATCTGTAGGGTCATCCATTGTTGCCTGTAGGGAGTTCAGAAATTGCACACCGTTGGCGTTCTCGATGAAGATCGCACTCGCGGCTTCGTCTTTATAAATCTTAATAGCCATTGGCTTTTCTCACCTCCAGAACCATACCTGCGTTAACCAGCGTTCCGCCACCGGAGATGCGAACCTGCGGCTGCACAGGGTTATCCTTTGTGTTGGCGTCACCTACGTAGATGTAGTGAGCAGCCAGTGCGTGTCGGTATGGGATGCCCGAGCCTTTATCGAGACGTCCCAGAGTTGTCTCTAGGGTGTAGGCGTTACCGCCAGTCCCCAGCGAATACCGGAAGTCAATCGCTGCGTTGTTCGTTGAGGGCGTCACCGTGTAGTCCATACGGATGATCACCGAGGAGCCGATGGGTAGCTCGTCCAACAGGATCGCCCCTGTAGCTGGATCAAGCATCGTCGTGACGCCATCAGGGAGTTGAATGTTTGTGAAGGAGCCTGCACCGTCGTTTGGAATGTCAGTCCAAACATCATCAACTAAAGTTACAGGAGTGGTAGAGGTCGAGGCATCGTTGTAGTCAGCAAAGCCTCCATCCCCGACCGGGGGGATCATGTTTGAGAGCATGTTGGTCATCTTAGCGGACCACCCATGCCTTAGCGTTGCCCGTAGTGACAACCCGCATGGCATTCGCGAGGACTACCTCGTAGATACCAGAAGCGGTGAAGGTCTGAATGTCCACCCAAGGCCCACCTATGTTGCCTTGAAGTGTCACGTTGCCGTCAGTAATTTCTACCTGGAATACACCGCGGGTGTTGCCGTCAGATTTATCAGGGTTGAGATATTCAGACGTGTAGGCATTGTAGGTGCCTGCCGGGTCTTTGAACTGCATAAATCCTCCTTGCAGCTTAGGTTACAAACTTGAAGAGGCCACCAATGTTGTTGAAGATGAACCCAACGATGGAGGCGATAACGAAGGCAGCAATCGTCCAGTAGGTACCTGAACGGGCTTGCCATGATTCGAGACTCCTAAGGCGTGTCTCATGGTCTTCCATGGGTGCCTTGCGAGCTTCTACGACTTCTGTGAGTCCCTTTACGGCACCCAGCAGTTCAGCCGATACTTTTGTGAGCGCACGGATCTCCTCAGAGTTACGTCGAACGTCCTCTTCGAGGTAATCTGTGCGTGTCCATTCCTTGCCGGACATGAGAATGCTCCTGTAGAGGCGTTAAGTTATTTTGGGGGTGTTGTATAAGGAAAACCCCCAGAGGCCGTGTGTGGGCTTCTGAGGGGTTCGCCGCTACCACCTCAGCCAGACTTGGTTGCTGTTTGAAGAATGACTGGAAATCTGCACGTCACGGAATTCCGACGAGCCACTGAAATCCAACAAGTCATGGTCATAAGCGTTTCCGTGGGCGTAATATCCCGAGGGGCCGTTGCCAAACAGGCGAGAGCCAGGAGCGTAGGCGCCGTTGTTGTCACTGGCTGCCACCCAGTTTCCGACGTATTGGTTTCCTTGGTGTTCCCACCCCGAACAAGTATGTACTAAGGTGGAGTGACCATTGTACCATCCGCTATCTGTTGAGGTTACGGTGTAGTCGTAACGCCGACCGTTAACCCCGGTGGCAATTGGGCAAGATGTGGTGGGAGCGTCCATATTCCAGTAGTTCACGTCGGAGTTCATTGCCGTTCCGTTTTCCTCGACATGCAACACGCTCGTGACGTAACTGCCAGCACTCAAAGACGATTGGCCGCTGATGTTGTTGACCCACCAGAGTTCTGTGCTGCCGTTGAGGATTGCCCACATGTGGCTCTGGTGTCCGGTTGTGCTGGGGTCTGTGCGCTCCGAAAGGTCATACGTTGCGTCGCTGTACTCAGAGAAGTATGAACGGACCTCCATACTTGCCGTGCCGTACTTGGCGATCCACAATACCCAACCGCCACCGTTTCTATCGACATCCACCCAACAGCGACGCGCAGTGTTCCAGCCCGTGACGTCTGGATTAATCCAATAGACGCCAGACGTATTATGCAACGAGGCGACCTCAGACGGGCCTATTGCCGGATTATATTCGGACAGGCCTGCGGATCGGGCTATAAGCCGATCACAAAGCGTCAGCATGCCGCCCCGAACTGGAGCCGCGCCGATGTACCCACGGGTGCGGAGGGTGGTGGCAGGATCACCGCTTAGTTCGACAGTACCGCTACCTGATGTAAATTTCGTTATCGTGTAGCCCGGAGCTGTCGTTGTGTCGTTCGTGTAGGTCAGTCCAGCGGAAATGCTTAGCGTCACGGAGCTTGGGTAGCGCAGGAGGACAACGCCAGAGCCGCCATCGCCGCCCGCATTATTGCCACCGTTCTGCCAGCCGCCACCGCCGCCACCGCCGCCAGTGTTGGCAGCGCCATTAGCAGCGCTAGCAACCACGGTCGTGTAACTAGAAACGCCGCCGGAGCCGCCGCCGCCTAAGCCGCCAAGCCCACGGTTGTCTAAAGACCCTGCCGTCGAAGAAGAATTATGCAGCCAGCCGCCGCCACCGCCGCCGCCGTAGTAATTACCGTCAAGCCACAGGATGCCGTCTCCACCATCGCCACCTTTTGAGGTGGTAGCGTCGCCGCCAGCGGAAGTTTTACCGCCACCGCCACCGCCGTTGAAGTAGGGGGTAGATTGGAGAGGAAGACCCCCATCATTACCTTGTCCACTAGTGCCAGAACCTACGGGGTTGCCGCCGCCGCCAGACCCGCCATCGCCGCCAGCCGGACCGCCGCCTCCGCCGCCGCCTATAGCCGTAAGTCCGAGTGCGCTAGTGTCTCCTCCATTGCTGCCTGTAGTGCCAGCCGTTGGACCTGCTGTGCCACCTGACCCGATACTTATCGAATAAGAGCCACTATTTAAAAGCGTGGTAGATGAACCAGCGATAACGCCGCCCGCACCGCCTCCACTAGCAACGTCATTACCGCCGCCGCCGCCACCGCCGACAATGAGATACTCGATGGAGTTGTCTATTTCTCCAACCCCCCGGCGTCCAACAACGGGTGCATTGGTGGGGAAACTGGCGGTTGGCGGGGTGAAGTTTGAGGTGTACCTCATGACGCCTTTGGTGATGCGGAAGTCCGCGATCTTACCGTCAAGCGGGTTCTCCGCAAAGTCGGGGTACTGCCTGCCTAGAACAACCTTATCCGAAGCGCCCAAAGCACACGCTCGATTTCCGGCTGTTGACGCGACGCCATCGACGTAAAGTGTACTTGAACTTACACCGTCGTAGACCAAAGCGATGTGCTGCCATTGACCAGTTTTTCGTGGTCTTGTGAAGGTTGATTGCAATCCCCAACCGCCGACCCACCAGTACCACTGGGTGCCTTTCCAGCGGACGACTATCCCTGAGTTTTGCGTGTTGGTGGTGCCTACCCCAAAAACGCCTTGTACGTCTAGGGTACTGCTGCCATTGTCTGCACCGAGGTCGTCCAGCATCACCCAGCACTCCATCGTCCACGGATCGCCATCATCGAGGTCGGTGATCCCCGTTTCTCCCCCAGCACCTTTTAGGTGGCTGTTTGATGAGGTCCGGTCGAAGTCGAGAACGTCCTGAGTAGTGCCGTAGGGTCCAGTAGTGTTTAGAATAGAGACGCTACCTGCATTGCTTACGTCGTTGTTCGCCGTAGACAGGTCATCCGTCAGGCTGGACCCGTTCAACATCATCGTAACGTCATCCCAGTGTTCATCGCCGTACCCCGGCGGAACACCTACGAGGCCCCCGGTGAGGAGCCTCGCGTTTCTATGTCGTCTATACATGGTTAGCTAATCTCTTCCCACGTAGCGACCGCCTCTAGATCACCCGAAGCAGCCACACCGACCACCTGAATGTCCTGATCCTCTTTCACGTAGAAAGGCGCAGAGAGAACTTCGAGGGTAGCCTTGGCTGGCACTGAGACGTTCTGGAGGATGGTCGCGGTGGTTGGAGTGGTTGCCACAGCAGACCGGAGGGTTACAGTCACCTCGTCAGCCGCCGCGGTGTCTACGTTCGAGACGTAAATCTGGTTGATCTTGTAGACCTTCCCGCTGCCCGTCGCGTTGCCCACGAGGGTTTGCGCCGTGGAGGTCACCGAGACGCTGCCGTTGTTTCCGTTGATCGTAGTAACGCCAACGATATTAGGGTTTGCCATTAGTGGCTCCTTTCAAGAAAGATAAGGGCGTCCGCAAGCCAGTACCAATCCAGTGCATGAACTAGGTACGGGTCTGTTTCTATGTAGTCCGCCATGATTTCGATTTTTTCCCGGTTCTCGGGAGTGAACTCTAGTTGGTCGAGAATGGGACGGAGGGCCTGAGCTTCCTCTATTCGATCTTCATTGCAGAAGGTCCACCACGCCCTACGGCTTCCATTGATTTTCGAGCGGTTCTGCTCACGCCACCTACGGTTCTGCTCAAGAATCCTATCCGGGTTTTCCGCATAGTCTTCCCTGCGTTTCCGGTTGATACGCTCGTGGTTGGAGGCGTAGTTTCTAGCCACCCGCACTCGTTGCCATTCTTGCTGACAGCCTGTGGAGCAGGTCTTCTTCTGCCAGTGGGTAGTTTGGAAAGGTGCGCCACACACGACGCACTCTACGTTCCTCATGTTAACCTCCGAACACTATACTCATCGCGATGGCTTTGCCAGTTGTGGCTGCATTATTAAGGGTAGTCAGCCGGGCATCCGTGAGGTTGTTAGTGTCGCTCTCAGCGAATAGAGCCGTCTTAATTTCAGCCCCGGTTTGATCCGCCGTGGCATTCGCTTCGATACCGGAGAGCTTAGTCTTCTCAGCATCGGTGAAGGCATTAGTGTCAGCCTCGGCCTCATAGAGGGTCTTAATCTCAGCGCCCGTCTGATCGTCCTTAGCACTCGCCTCGATACCTGTGAGCTTAGTCTTCTCAGCATCCGTGAACGCATTAGTGTCTGCGTTGCTCTCGTACTTCGTCTTTACGTCAGCCGCAGTGTAACTCGTAGCAGGCAAAGCGTTATCCGCGAGTGTACCCTGAGCAGCCGTGGCGTAGTCCGTGTCTGGCACGTTCACCCACGCAGTACCCACGCGCTTGATGAGGTCACCTGCGGTAAGGCTTGTGAAGGTCACGTCACCCACGTTACCCAAGGCACTCGTATCGATCACCTGGGTGGCCGCAGCGTCGTACCAAGCGGAGCCGTCGTAGTAACGGATACGGCTAGTCGTGGTGTTGAAGTACTGATCACCAGCCTCAAGGGTCAACGAAGGGTCACCCGTAATGTCAGACTCACAGGCAGCATCGTTGGCGAAGGAGCCGTGAAACTTGTTCAGGAGAGCAGCCAGAGCAGCCTCAGCGGCAGCTTGAGCAGTCTCAGCGTCAGTCGCAGAGTTACTTGCGTTGGTAGCATCGATAGACGACGCAACACCTACCCAAGCAGACCCATTGTACACCTTCATGCGACCAGAAGTCGTATCGAAGTAGAGGTCACCAGTGTCCACCGTGTAACTCTCAGTGGCAGCATGAGCGTTAGCCGTAGCATCGTCCACGTGAGCACCAAGGTAGATCCCCAGGAGTTCATCCTTGAGGGCCACCATGTTCGTCTGGATGGTCGTCACGGCACTCTCGGAGGCCGCAGCGTTGGTCTCAGAGGTAGCCGCAGCGCTTGCACTAGCAGCAGCGTTGGTTGCCTCAGTTGCAGCGTTGGTTGCTTGGGTTGCAGCCGTCGTAGCACTAGCAGCCGAGTTAGTCGCAGAGGTCGCTGCGTTAGTCTCAGAGGTACTGGCGGCACTAGCAGAGGCCGCAGCGTTGGCCTCAGAGGTACCTGCGTTAGTCTCGGAGGTAGCCGCAGCAGAAGCGCTAGAGGCAGCAGCAGATGCACTCGAAGATGCCGCAGAGGCACTAGAGGCAGCAGCAGATGCACTAGCAGCAGACTGAGTGGTAGCAGAGCTAATAGCGTCGGACTCAGCGGTCACCGTAGCAGCGATAGTCTGGTCAGCGTTCTCTTCGGAGTAGTCCTTAAGACGCTTGAGGGTCTGTGAGAGGTCCGCTGGGCGGATGACTGCACCGCTTTCCCAGCCAAACATGTCGTTGTTAATGTCAGTGACACGCTTGAAGGTGACGCGGTAGTTGTTTGGGATAGCCACGGTGAACCGGAAGGTCGATGGGTCAAACATAGACCCCGTGTAGTTCTCGGTGACATCTTCAAAGATTTCGTTCTCGACCGTGAAGTTAATGTAGTCTTCGTCGAGGTAGGTGAAGGAGATTGTAAAGTCCGTGAGGACACCATCACCAGTATAGGTGTTTACCGTATTCGGCATCATTCGATCCTATTCTTGAAGGGAGAGGTGGGGACCCGAAGGCCCCCTTGGCGTTACTTGCGTATCGCTTTTTCGATGGTTCCCTCAGTGAACTCTGAGGTGACGATGATGTCTTGAACACGCTTCCTGAGTTCAGGTTCAGCGTTGCTCATGACGTGTTGGAGTGCAGCTTCGCGGTACATCTTCAAGAGAGACTTCCAGCGAGCTACGCGAGGGTCTTTGACGTCATCACCGCCGACCTTTACCAAGAGTTCTCCTTCGGAGTTCCTTGGCTGAACGTCGATAGCGTCACGCCACTGCTTGTAGTGAGACTGGTAGTCTCCATCGGGGTCACTGATCATCTGACCAGCAGCCTCACGCAGGGTGTAACCATCAATCTTGACTTCGCCCGAGGCGATTACCTCTTGCATCATGTCGAAGATCGACTGCCCATCCACTGCCATCTCGTGATACGGGATATCACCACGCTCGAACTTCGAGGCAGCGAGGTTCGTACCAGTGGTCAGGCGGATATCCGCCAGTTCTTCACTGATGGCATCCTCTTTGAACTCACGGGAGACGAATGGATTGAAGCCACGGTTCTGCGCAGGCATCAGTTCGCCCAATGCGTTACGCTCTTTGTTCGTGGTACCCCAGCCGAAAGCACGGAAGACAGGGACCTGCTTACCGATAGCCTCGAGAAGGTTCTTAGGCTTACCTTGGAACTCCCCTCCGTTACCCAATTCTAGAGCACGGGTGAGCCACCAGTTGAACGGCATTATGGCACCGATGTTACCAGCAGTCAGACGCTCAGCACCGCGGAACTTGTCGTCCGTGATCACCCCGAGGGTATCCGTGAGGTTCTTCAAGGAAGACTTCTCAAGGGTCTCGTTGATGAAGATAGCCGAGAGTACGCTGAGTGCATCGTTGAACTCGAGTGCCTCATGCGGGTCAGTCATCTGGGAGGTGATCTCAGCACCGATACGACCAAGCACGAAGGCGTTCAGGAAGGGAACTTCCATGTCCATCGTGTTGATGTAGCGTTTCTTACCGTTACCGTAGCGTACCTTTAGTTGGCCGAAGGTAGGTGAGGACGTATCCACGTCTACCAAGTCATCTTCACGACCGTTGCCATACAGGAAGTAGGCAGCACCTAGGCCCATGAACAGGGAGTTGGTCGCCAGGACTGCTCGGGTGCGGCTTCGGATGCGCATGTCGGGGTTACCGTAAGCATCTACAGCCGACAGATCAGCAGCGAACTTGCCAGCAACCGCTCGGGACACCTTGTTGTCACCGAAGATCAGCAGCGGACCAGACAGGATGGTGGCGAAACGCTCTTCCATCACGTTCAGTGGGGTGGCCACAAAGCGCATTGCCACGAGGCGTACCATCTGAACCGCGAAGTTCTTCTGGGAGAGCATGTCACGCAGAACCTTGTTGATCGAACCATCGACCGCTTCGGACTGGAACATGGACTGTGCAGCCAAGTCTACTGAGCTAGAGTCCACCACGCGACCCTGAGGGGTCTCTAGGTAGTGCTCGGAACCCTTGAACCACTTCACGAGGTCCTCCGTGGTAGGCTTGTGCTTCTGAGCGATGGCTTGAAGCTCTGGTCCATAGTCACCCGTCATGGCCCGAACTTGCATGTCGGTGCTCACTACGAGTTCCTTGAAGGCTTCATCTATCGATCCCATAAAACGATAGACGTGTTCAGCCAGTTTCACGCCCTGATCGAGCGCACCATCCGCCTTAGATGCTCGCACCTCAGCGAGAGACTTACCAGCGAAGGTACCACGTTCATCGAAGATTGAATGTTTGGTGAATTGAGACTTACCGGAGCGCCAGAAGCGACCGAAAGCCTGTACTGCGTCGGGCATGACCTTAGCCATTGCCCCATAGGTGTGCCACGCTTGGGCCAACTTAGAGCGAGACCGCGACCAAGCCGACGTGTCCCTCCCAAAGATACCCGTGAGAGGCTCAATTACTGCGCCCTCGACCAGAGTAGCTACAGGGTTACGTACAGCTACACGGGCTGCGTTCGAGACGATCATCAGTGCCTGGGTTGAAGTGTTGAACAAGAGGTCAGCGTTGGTTACTTGAAGTACTTTCTCCAAGAAACTCATCTCAGTGCTCACCTTGTTCGCCACCTTGGCTTGCGCACGGGCGTTCTTGGAGTTCTTCATCGCCTGATCGATCAACTGAGCCTCACGCTTAGCGGTGATCAGGTTGCGCTTACGCATCCAACGAGCGTTCTCAGTGGCAGCAATCTCCTTACCCTTGATCCCTTTCTCAGCCTTGAGGGCCAAGAGAGCGTGGGAGGCGTTGCGACCTATCTTAGCACGGCCACCTTGGAGGATAGCCACCTGTGCTTGGAGAGCGTTCAGTCGTTTACTCAGGTTAGCGAACTCGAGGGAGTCCATGACGTCAGCACGAGAGGAAATATCCGCTGCAATCTGGGCCATCTGCTCAACGTAGGTACGCTGGAGCATCCCAGCAGCCAGGATGTTCGCTGCATCGTTGGTAGACCACTGTGCAGGATCGACCGACTGGTATCGAGCCAGTAGATCAGGGTCCAGCATGTCCTCATCCAACTCGGAGAGCACCTTAGCAGCCATGCCACGCATCCGATTCACCGGAACAGGCTCTTGGACCTTCCCGAGTACGCCTGCGATCTTCGAGGAGACCGTTGCAAGCTGATCATCAGCGTCGATGGTGTAGATATTGCCAATCTTGTTGGTCTTGAGGTCGTCGAACCATCCTTCACCGAGTACCGTATTGATGATATCAGCATCACCGTGGGCTACACCACCAGACCGGACGAATTTATCGACCGAGTTGAGCACCTTGGTGTCCATCTCGTTCCAATCTGGGAGGCGATCCATGTCGAACGCCAGTACTTCTTGGATTTCCTTGCCAGCTTCCACCTCTTTTGCCGCTAGGGCAATCTCGAGGTTGTCTTGAGTGGCATCAGGGTTATCCAGCACCTTCTGATCGATGGCATCGACGTAGTTCTTAGCCTGCTCGGAGGAAGTCTTGGCCTCTGCCTCGGTGGCAGCAGCGAAGTTCTTGATGGCTTTCTCAGGGTTACCCGCACGAGCACCACGAGCCGCTAGGACCATGTAGCCAATCGTCTCGATACCTACACCAAGGATAGCACCCTCGAGAGTAGTCTTAACGCGAGCCATGATCTCTGTGTCGGATTCATTGGTGGTGAGGTTGGTTAACTCGAGAATAGACGAGCCTGGAACTCCCCACTCCACGAGCATGCGGGAAAGGTTCTCGTCACCTTCGTTGTAGACGATGTTGTCCGCAGCGGCACCTTTCAGGAGACCGTTGAGAGCACGAGAGCCGAAGGTTGCACCCTTGGTGAACTGAGGGGTAGAGGCGTAGACCACGCCATACTCAGTGACAACCGATAGAAGACCGCCAGTCACCGTATCGACGTACTGGTTCCACTCTTCGGTGCGAGCCTCAAGGGACTGCTGGTTGGCTTCGTTGCCCTTCAAGCCGAACGCCTCGTTGTACCCGCGGAGGTCCGCAGGGTTGAGCGCTAGAGTGGACCGTTTGCCAACTTCGAGATCCTCGAGTTTCGCAATGCCTGCCTGAGTGAATTGGTAGTCTGGGATAGCCGCCTTGATCTGCTCAAGATGCTCAGCGCTGGTAGGGGTCACGTCCACCTGTACTCGGGTTATGCCAAGCCAGTCAGCCGCATCGCCCACACCGGGTACCTTGGAGATAGCGTCGTTGACGTTGTACACCCAATCACCGAAGTTGCCGAGGTCTGCAATGTCAGCCGCAGCAGCACCCATTCCTGCACGAGTGCCGTCGTAGAAGTCGTTCTTGGTCACAAGACCCGCCACGTCTCCCATAGTGGCCCCCAGCATACCAATAAAGCCACGCTTGGTAGGTTCATCCCCCTGATCACTAACGCCCTTGTACGCCGTTTCTAAGGCCACCATGTCGCTCTCACCAATGGTGCTGAGCATACGAGCCTTGAGCGCAGGGTTATCCTTGGCGATCAGATAGTATCCTACCGTCTTGACATCTACACCGGACGCAGAGGCAATCTTGGAGACGTTAGGTAGGGGCTGGAACATGCCCTTGCTGAGCATGCTTTGAAGGTTACCAGTCTCACGGGCTTGCATAGCCTGCTGGATTGCTTGGTCACCGTAGACCTGACGGTTCACGGACATGAGGTAAGGATCACCCGAGAGTTGGTCTGCAACGATCTCGGGGTCCATGGAATTAGGGGAAAGCTCGGTGAACAGGTCAGTGGTCACCAAGCCTTGGGAAGTCTGATCTACAGGAGAGACCTCAGGGGAAACCTCGGTCTCTTGGACTGGCACCGTGAACCCACCGGAACCCCCACTCGAAGGAGCAGGGGCGGGGGTCGGACGGGCCACCTCAGGAGTCAAGCGGTCAGTTTGGAGTTCAGCCGCTTTGGTGAACGCACTGACTGATTGATCAACTTTGGTTTCTACCATCTAGTTTGTCTTTCCTTGTTAGTTATCCTCGTAGAGCTTCATGCCTTTGAGGATGTTTGCTTTGACATCCATGTTGGACGCGATCTGGTTAGCGAGGTCAGCGGTGTGAGAGCCTGTACCTGCTTCCCAATCGAACATAGCCACAGCTACTTGAGCCAACTGGTCGTCATCGAGCTTGTCTCCACGAGGGATACCCGTGAGTTTCTCGACGTGCTTCTTGTAGGCTTCTGGGCTACCCGTCTGGTACTTGTTGATAATAGCTTCGATAGACCGAGGTTCACCGCGGTGCTTCAACCAGAACCCGAAGTACTGAACACCCTCTTCTGGGGTATCAAACTTAGGAGTCTTAATTGGGTTACCGTCAGAGGCTTTGAGGGTAATGGAATCATAACCACGACCGAACGCCTTCTCGAACTTCTTCTCCACGTCACCTTGGTACATCTCACCGATAGCCCCTAGGTTGAACGAGCGAACGGAGGCGTTAACCCTGCTACCGTTAGACTGCGTAGGAGAACTCAGGTTGTCGATTCCGAGGTCAGCACGAGTGAAACTAGCTCGACGACGTTCAGCGCCACCCGTAGCCTCTTCCACAGCCTGTGCATTCTGCTGCATGATGAGAGCCGGGTTGTCAGCATCTAGGTTATTCTCGAGTACCTCTAGTTCCTCTTCGGGAGACAGGAGACCTTCACGAGCGTTGGAGATGCCGTCGCCGTCGTCATCAGCTACAGCACGGGTAAGAGCATCAGAGGCTTCCCCAGCGTCATCTTGGGTTAAACCCTCGATCTTAGTCCGAGAGCCTTGATAGTTGGCCTCGAAGCTGGCAGCGAACTCATCGACTACCTTCATGGCCTCTTGATGAATGCCAGTGTCACCTAGGTACTGCTGCATGAGTGGGTTGGAGGCGTACTTAGCGGCATTTACAGGGTCTTGTAGCCACGTGGTCACCTCATCACGCATGGTGTTACCACTGCCCGTGAAGTCGTGGTCCAAGATGCTGTCCATGGCCGAGTTTACTGCCTCGTTCATGAACTGCTTGCGGGTGCCATTGTCGATTGCCTTTTGCCAGGCCGCGGGGTTGTCCTGAATGTAAGCGTTGAGAGACGCTTTGAAGTACCGACCGACAACCGAGGTTGCCTCTAGGCCTGTACCTTGCATCAGGAAGTTGTCCATCTCGCTTGAATCCACGATCTCATTGAGCATGTCCTGCATGGCCGTGGTGTTGGAGATAGCCGCCTTGAAGGTTGGGTCTTGAGTAGCCTCAGGGAACTTCGGGGTGTACTTCAGGAGTTTGTCGTAGTCGTCCTGAGTCATGGACCCCTTGTTCTCGAGTAGGTAGGTCATCTTCTCGTCGAAGGTCTTGAACGCCTTCGTGTCCATAGCTTCCTTGTGGATCGCTAGAGACATGTTGGAGCGCATACGACCGTACTCATCGTCGTTGAGGAACGCCGCACCGTCGAGGAAGCTGATAGTGTCTTCTAGCTTCTTCCACTGTTCATCAGCCTGCTCACCGTGCAGAGCGAAGAACTCCGTTCGGTAAGCCTGCATGTTCCCGCGGTCAGCCAGAGCACGGCTGAAGAGGTCGTTGGACTTCTCCAAGAGTACCTGCTGTTGTTCCTTAGCGAGTGCCGCAAGGGAACGGTCGAGGGAACGCTGAGCGTCATTGGCAGCAGCTACGATACGAGCCTGATCATCCCGGCCAAAGGCACCAAGGAAGTCCTTGTTGTCGATAGCCTTGTAGACCTTCTCGATAGCCTCAGCGGCAGTCTTAGGGTCGTTCTGGTAGGGGATCATGGTGATCGCTGAGGTGAGGGCGTCGGTGGCCATCTGGACCCCACGCTCCGTCCCGCGAATACCCGCGATGGTCCCACGTTCAGCGAGGATCTCAGCGAACATTTCCTCAGGGGTCTCAGAGAGTAGGATGGACGTGGAGAAGGTGCTGGTGAGAGCTTCTGTCTCTCGGTTCAGCGCAGTCTCTACCGCCAGTGCATCGTTCTTCTGACCGAGGGTGTGCATGGCTTTGGACCAGCGAGCGGCCACTTCACCACGGAGTTCTGGGGGAGCAGCCTCAACCGCAGCAGCGGCGCGGTCGGCCATCATACCCATGAACTGATCACGCTTCTCAGGGTCACCCCACGCTTCACTCGCCTGGATCTCAAGGGATGCTCCGGTGATATCCCGGTCCACGAGGCCAATGGTGAGTGTTTCGTTGTACGCCTGCATGTTCGCAGGGTTGTTCACGAACTCATTGGTGTAGTCTTCGCCAGTCAGGCCAGCGAGCATGCCAAGCTGTTTCGCCTGCTCTTCCTGCTGAGCCTGCATCTCCTTAGCGTCGGCCAACTCATCGGCCATCGCCTTGTTCTGGAGACGGGTCTCATTGGCAGCGATACGGCCAAGGCTAGAGTTGATCTGACCGAACGCCTTAGCGAGCATTCGGGAGTTCTGGTTGTCTAGGGCTGGGCGCAGGTATTGCGCACGGTTGCCCACGTTGCCAGCGGCAGCACCGCCGCGACCTTGGACGTTAATTGGTGTACGCATTACTAATTAGCCTCCTTGGAAACCGAACATGCCAGCGCCGAGGCCGTAGCCTCCGCCCATGCCGCCCATGCTCCCGTACCCACCGTAGCTTCCTTGGCCTACTTGGCTCATCTGCTGTTGGTGGTAGCCTTGGTTCTGCCCTTGGATCATCAAGGAAGAGAAGCCGTTCACTACGGGGGCGAGCATCGCCATGGTGTCGCCAGCCGTCCAGCGGCCTTGCATCACGGTGTTGATCTGGTTGACCCGAGTTACCTCGAGGTTGTGTAGGTCTTGATCGTAGGCCACGGCGAGGTTCTTGCGCTCGTCGATAAACCTACGGGCATCCTTGGACGCCTTACCTGCGAAGTCTGAAACCGTGTTGCGGATCGACGTGCCTCCCAAGTTGGAGGAGCCGACCTGTGCTCTAAGGTTGGACTGTTGGAGCCTAGCGTTTAACTCGAAGTCAAACCCTTGCTGCCGCAGCTTCTTGTTGTTCTGTAGAAACTGGATGCTAGAGGTTTCTTTGGCTGCATCATAAGAAGCATTCGCAGCCGCCTTGTTGGCTTCATACTGGCGGTTCTGTTCCTCAATACGAGCGCGAGATTGCGCCGCGGAGGACATCATGCCGAAGCCCATCTGGAGTACCTGTCCGATACCGCACATATTTAATTGCTCCTGAGAATGGGATGCACGAGTTCACCGCTGGAATGTTCCACGGCGTCAAAGATTTCAAAGCCGACATACTTGACCCACTTGAGGTGCAACTCGTTGTCAGCGTGTACGAGGTTGTAGAGTTGGGGTTTGTCACCTTGGAGCACCGCGACTTCCTCTCGGGATACCCTGAGGAACCCGAAGGTGTGATCGTCGATAGCAGTGCTGCCCAGGCCCCACACGATTCCTGCCGGGGTAGTCCCGTACATAATTAATGGGGTGTTTTTATAAGAGAGCGTCCGACATACATCGGATAGCTCAAAGCATTCTGTCAGGGCTTCGTTAGGCTCCTGCCCTGAGAGGAGCATGATCTCACGTTTATCCGCAGGGCGCATCGAGGCTGCGATAGCCTCAATGTCTGCCCGTGTGGAGGGACGAGCGTTATACTCGCCTCGCGTGAGGATTGTGTTTGCCGAACCAATCGACGTGGAGGATCGTACAGCCGAAGGGGCTGACGTTCTTGATGTTGATTTCTGCATTATCATTCCGTGTCATTACAGGCACCCTGAGTGCTCCCGAGGACTTGGGAACGTCCCCGAAGGTTACCGTTGAGTGGCCTGCCTTAGGACCCCCGTAGTAGGTCTTGGTATCTCGACCGCGGGAGCTAACATCGACTTGGAAAGTTGCAGTGTCGGTGTAGGCAATGTTGAGGTAGTTGACGGTCAGACGACCATCAGTGACGATGATCTCACCGCTAGGCTTCTTAGGCGCACGGCGGTAGATCGTGGAGAGCTTCACGTCCATAGTATAGGGGATACCAACGATCAGCGAAGAGCTAGAGTGGTCACCCTTAACGAACAGATTGCCTCCGCTGGTGTAGCGGTCCACAGGGATCGTGTGACCACCTGAGAGGTCCCATACTTCTACGAGGTCCGTACCGTCGAAGGGAAGGTCCAGACGTGTCTCAGGGTCAGAGTTACCATCCACACCATTCGGGTAGTAGACCTTCGTAGGAGTTACCTGCATGTCCAAGCGCATCAACTCAGTACCAAGTAGGTCTGGCTGATCTCGAACGTCAATCCGAGTTAGCTCTCGCTCATTTCCGAGGGACGACACGCAGTAGAGGTAGTTCTGGAAGATACCGATGGACTCAATGTCCCCGATGCCAAGGTCCCAGCGACACCAAGCCGACTGGATCTTATCTTGACCATCATACTCGAACTTGTAGACGAACAGCGACGTAGGGTCATCACGGTTTAACACGAAGATAGCCTTGTGATCTCGAGATGCCTGAATGTAGCGAGCATTGCCCGTCACAAACTGAGGACACTGGATGGTCAACTCGGAGGACAACAGACGGTCATCCGTAGCAGCACCCAAGTAGAACTCACGAGCCTGAGTGTACCCACCAAGTTCCGTGGTGAAGAACGCAGACTTACCAATGGTGTGCGGTCGCACTTCCGTGGAGGTCTCGAAGTCACCAATCTGCTTGGCCGATACGGTCTTAGGTGTGAGCGTCTGCTGGTTGGAGTTCAGCGAGAACTGGCCCTTGTCAGAGAACAAGATCAACTCATCCTGTACCGCCAAGGCAGCGTGAGGTTTCTCTACGCGACCGAAGCGTAACTCTACGTCGATCCTGTTGTCATCCTCGAGTTGGATGCAGGTGGACCTGTAGAATTGCTCGAAGTAGTTGACCTCAGAGAGAACGATGGATTCACCAGCACAGAACCCAAGGCGACCTTGGAACGTGAAGATATCTTGGATCGGATTACCAACGAAACTAGGGGTCTCATTGGAGAACTCGTCGCCTACCTCACGACCACGCCAAGAGTGCGGAGTGATAATCCAAGTTCCATCAGCGTTACGCACGAGGGCCTGCGGGAGGGTCTCAGCGTCTAGGTCTTCCTGCTTACCGTAAGCAACAGCCTCGCGCCAACGCTTGCCGTCCCATTCAACGTAGTAGTCATCCTCAGGATCGTCAGACTGGCCTGTAACACGCACGACCTCACCTACGTTACCGGAGTCAGGGAGATCCTCGAAATCCGTGACGGTGCGTTTAGCGTAAGAGGACGTCTGTAACTCATTATAAGGAGTTGTCGTTGCATACTCAGTGTAAGAGTCTACATAGAACACGTCGTCACCAACAATGTCGATCCGGTTGGTCGCCGAGTTAAACGTAGTGCCACTTAGATCGAGGGAGAAGGCCACACCATCTCCGTCAGTACCAGCGACAGACAGACTCGCGAGGGCGGTTGCTAGGGTGGCTCCACTATAATTCGTATTGTTCAGAGCAGAGTAGTACGTCTCTATCGTACCATCTTGGAGTGTCCTAGGGTGGGCTATGACGATCTCCCGGCGCATACTGAAAGTGGGAGAGGACACGCGAAGAGACTGGTTCAAGTCAGGGTTCGCACGACTATCTGCGAGTGTTGCTAGTGTATCGTCGGTCTTAGCAACCACAGTTGACGTAGAGAAGTCCTCGTAGGCACTACTGATGTAACACGGGATGGTAGTATCGAAGGTGAACTTGCCGCCCTTTTCTACCGTCACGTTACTGATGGTGATCGTAAGGACAGTACCATCGGTTGCCGTGAAGGTCTTAGTGGCACCCTCAAGGCGCTCCGCAAAGATTTCCCAGTAGTGAGCCTTACTATCCCCGGCGGTTCCCCTATTCACCGTCCGAGTACTGTTATCATAGGAATCATATAGCGCCGTGTCTCGGTATGCCGACGCCATCGGAACGGTTAGGACACCGTTAGTGATAGATAACGATGAATACGCCGTACCAGCGGTAGGTGTTTCCTGTCCTACAGGGGTAGCAGTGGCTATGACCCGTGGCGTAACCTGCCTAAGGTAGCTCCCGTTGTGAGTATTACATAAATCAGAACCCCAATAACCATCCACGTTGGAGTCTGGAACGAGCATAATGATATCAAGAGAATGCTCGCCAGTTTTAGAGCCGTAGGGAGTAGCGCCGATAACGCGCTGCAAACGCATAGCGTTTCGTCCAACTGGGAGAGCTACCCCCGAGGTAGTGCCTACATCCTGTCGCTCTTGGAATATCTCGTAGTCCTGCCCAAGGTCGCGTAGAGCCTCGAACGGGTTGAACGTGAAGGTTTGCTCTGAGGTGTCCGCATTAACGTGATCGACGGAGATTTCCAAGAATGCTTCGTAGGAGTCCACCTTGGTTGCTGCCTTATCAATGGCATCGAACGAGGGCGAGTATGCTTCGAGAACCTTGTACTCAAGGTAGTGAGACGAGCGCTGCTCTTGCTCTGCCGCCTCAGGGATAACTGGATCAGCAATCGCTGGCACTACAGTACGGTTCGTTAGGAACGTGTAGTCACCCACGGTCACCGCACGGATATTCTTAGATGGGTCCGTGGTGGTCAGGTAGGCGGTAGAGCGAGCATCCTGAGATACCTCTTGAGCGGTACCGTTAAGGTCGTACACCTCGACACTGCCATCACTGTTTGTGATCGCGAAGTACTTCTCGAACTCATCGCGGTCGATGGTGTGCATGAAGGAGGTGGACCCGAGGGCCGTTGAGGTCATTGAGGCCACGTAGGCAGCACCACGCCGCTTAGAGAGGCCCTGTACAGCCGATGGATACGCATTGACCATACTATCTACGGCAGTCTTGATGCGTGTCTCAGGGGGCTGCTGGGTGATACCTCCGACGAGGTTTGGGATATGGTCAGTTACTTGCGTCATTAGCCAAGAATCCTGGTTCGAAGGGCGGTAAACTGAGACAGGGGGTTACCCGTCACGAAGTTCAAGTCGCCTAGTTCATCTTCTTCCTGCTCAAGCTGCACCCACGCGATCTGAGCCTGCTGCTGCATGGCTTGCATATCCACGTCAGACCCTAGGACGGTCTGCATGTATCGCGAGGTGGCGAACAGTTTGATGTAGTTTCGAGCGCTCTCGGTGATATCGTCGAAGTCCAACCCGAGTACCAAGTCGAGGTTCTGCTTTTCTTCGAACACGAAGGTACGCTCGAGAAGGTCATAGAGCTTGTTCTGTCGGGCTGCGACACGCTTGTTGGGGTTGGTGCGACCCGAATAGGAGTCCACTACGTCCACCTTCAAGGTGTTCACCGGGAGGAGAATTTCACCGTTGGACGCCAAGGGCATCTCACGGTTTCGCTGTGTGTTCCAAGACCAGCCGCGGGACTGGACTTCACGCGAGGTAGCTTCGAGGGTACTGCGAGCAATCTCGGATTCCGCTAGGTCTGCCTCGAGGTTGGTGATAGGAGCTTCACCTACGGCAGCGAGCATGAAGTTCACAGCGCTCAGTTCAGTAGTTTGTGTAAGCATGTTCCTGCCTTTGCATTAGGTAGAGTAAAGGGGGACACCCTAAGGCATCCCCACTAAATTTAATTTCGCTTAGACAGCGTCAGCAGCCTTACGAACTTCGAACAGTGCGTCAGGACGCAGCGTACCAACACCGTTCATGAGTTTGGAAACCAGCAGGGAACCCTGACGGTCAACGTAGTACTCAGACTCGGTGGTGATATCCTGTACGGTCGCGAGACCAATACCGGAGCCGTGGAGGAACAGACCCAAGCTGTCGGTCGCGTTGGTAGCGTAGTCCTGACCGAAGCCGCCAGCAGGGGCGTTCAGAGGAGTACGGCCATCAGGACCCGTGTTGGTGTTCGCGGTACCATCTACCTGAAGGTTGTTGGTCTTCACGAGGTTAAAGCCAGCTACCTGTGCGATAGCAGCGCCAGCGAAGTCGCCGTTGCCCTGAGAGAAGTCCTTGTTCAACAGACGAACAACGCGGGTGTCCGTGGAGTTGATCAGGTTGTAGTACTCGGTAGGAGACACGAGCAGTACACGGCCTTCCATTGGCATGTCGTGCTCATCGAAGTAAGCAGCAGCTTCAAAGGCGGTGGACAGGAGTTCAGCAGCACCAGCAGAAGTACCAACGTGCTTGGTTACAGCGTTCTCCATGTCAACGATGCCCTTACCAGCACCGGAAGCAGCACCGAATGGCGTGTCCTTACCCGGTACCTGTGCAGCGTTGTACTGGTCACCGAGGCGAGCGTCACGTACTGCGGACTGGATGATCTTCAGTTCACACGTCTTAGCGAGGGCAGCACCAATCTGCTTGGCGTACTCAGCGCGGAACGGGATATGAGAGAGCATCTCGTCGATGTTATTGATGAAGACGGAGGATACCAGAAGGTCATCTACAGCGATGGTCTTCTCATCAGTCTTCATGGCCTGGCCGAGGATCTGCTGGCCTGGAATGAAGTGTTCAGCCGCAGCCTGACCGATTGCAGGGAACTGCACAGTCTTGGAGCCACGTGGAACGGTGCGGGAGCGAACGAGGCCCTTCATGATGAAACGCTCATCATAGTGGGTCATCACTTCACCGCCAAAGGTTTTCAAGAGGAGGTCACGGGAACCAGCGTAGGTGTTATGGTTACCAGTGCCGTCCTGCGAGGTAACAAAGTTTGCTACCTGAGCTGGATTCGGAGTACCAGTCTGAGCCATTGTAATATTCCTTTTCGAATGGCAGTATTGAGATATTCAGTAGTATTGAAAGAGCATGCCCCCGCGAGTTAACTCAGCGTATCTCTAGGATTGTCTCCGTGGAGGTCCTACAGTCATCTAGGTTTTTCTTGGGGTTTACTTTGTGTTCCTGTACGTCTACAGGGCCGTCTCACTAAGGAGCGACGACGGGAGGCCCGGTGTGCCTGAAATTGCAGGCAGGGACCGGGTGTTACTCAGGGCATGTCGAGAATGCGAGGGACGCACCTGAGTGTATTCTTACTTATTCCGTGAGCGGTTCTTCTTCTTCGACTGGATACGAAGGTTGCTCATTGAGTTGTTCTTGGGGTTGCGGTCCTTGTGGTCCACGTCCTTACCCTTGAGAGCCTTCTTGCCGTACTTCTTGATCATCAAGCGACGGGCCTTCTTACGGGCGTCATTACGTTTCCGCTGAGCAGGCTTCTTATGGTAGTTCTCGTATTCCTTCTTGTAGTCACGTGCCATCGCAGAACGCCTCTAGCTTGGAGTTGTGGACGTACACCTGCTTGACTGTATCAAGGGTGTCGAACTGGGATACGATGACGTAATCGAAGGTGTCACAAGCGGCCTCAATCCCGAGACCAGCCTTTGTCCCGCATGCGGTCAATGACAGCAGAATCAGGAGTAAGCTGAGCGTCGCGAGAAGCGTCAGCAGCGGCTTTAGAGCGTTTCTCAGCATCTTCGCGTACCTCATCTTTGTATTGGTTGACCGCACGTCTCTGGGAGTACCAGACGAGTGCGATGAGAAAGCCGATAGCGGCTAGGAGGACCTTAAGGTGGTCCTCAATCCACTTAATGATCATTTCGGTATCCTCCGCTTCACCATCCTCTCGAAGCGCTTCCAGAACTTCACGAGTAGGAAGACCACCACGAGGATGAGGAAGGTTTGAGTTGCGAGGGATGCGTACTTCTCCGCCTCAGGAAAACCCAAGGTATCGAACAGGGTCATGAAGAACCCCGAGATGAACGCGAAGATGCCTGAGAAGATCGTCTTGTAACCTGAGAAGAAGTCGAGGAGAGGGTCCTTCTCTGGACTTACCGAAGACACTTGCTTGGTCTCCTTGACTTCCTCTACAGGTATCTTAGGGGTCTCATAGACCCATGGTTCCTCAGGGGTAGCCTCAATG